CCCGCGACGGCAACCGCTGGCGCGTCGTCGTTGAGCTGACGTGGGACGTGATCCCTAACGATGTGACCCCGCAGCAAGCCGACGACAGCCCCGAAGACTTCGCCCGGTGGGCATGGACGCGCATTAAATGGGCCCTGGATAGCGTTGTCGGCCGCGGTAAGCCGTTTGCCCACTATCACCTCATCGAGCGCGCCCACCGTTGCCGCGAGCTGGACTAAGTGTTTCCGTTCGACAAAACCTGTCTTGCCTACGCCGTGTCGGAGCCGGGGCTGTGGACCAATAAGCTAATCTTCGAGGACCTGGGAGGGTACACCTCGGGCAGGCTTGACCGGGTGATCCACGCCGTAGCCCGCCTGCGCAAATCTGGACACGTCGAGGCCGTTGCGGGGCTTAGACTCATGCCATCCTCGGGCGCTACCGGGCTGTTCCGCGACAATGAGCGGGAGGTCTATTTGGCGATCCGTGACTTCGAGCCCATCAAGCACGCCGACTTGGCGGTGCTACTGCGGATGAATCACAAGGACGTGGGGAGGATAGCGCGCAAACTATCCCGTATCGGCCTTGTGTCGCCCTCTGGTCGCATCTGGCCCACCAGTATGGGCATCGCCGCGCTCAATCGTTAGAGCCCTTCAGCTTCTGCTCTAGGTAGTGATCACGCATCTCGCGCAGCCCGGCAGAGATCCCGGTTTGCACGGCGTCGAGCTGGTCTTTCATATTCTCGACGTTGGCAGTTAGCGTGGCGGTAGCGTCAACAAGTCGCTCGATTACCTCTACACGCTCCCGGTAGTGTTCCTGCTGCATTGTATCCAGGCGGGCCCCTTGCTCATCTAGTCGGCGCGCCGACTCGCGCTGTATCCAGAGCAAAGCAAGGGCGAGCACGCCCCAAGCGCCACCGGCCGCCAGTGTTTCGATCAGCTCTGTTGGCACCGTTCCCCCTACTCGATCGTGCAATCCCCCACCTCAGCCATGCACACCCACTCCTCAGCCTGGGCCCGCCGCTGTGGACACTTGCCCACCTCGGGATGGTTGACCTCCAGATGTAGCCGCAGCTCGTCGCACGCCTCGGCGGCCTCTTCTACCATCTGGCCCAGGATCGCCATCTTGATCGGATCCAGATCCATTATCTACATCCCAGTCTGGAGAAGTGCCAATTGATCGCGCAACGCGTGGAGGCGCTCAGCGATTCGACCCATGCTTTCGGCGTCGGCTCGGCGTCCGTCTTCGAGCACCCCAACCCGCTCGGGCAGTCGGGCGCCGACGCTTTGGTCCCACTCGCGCTGTAGCGCGTCGAGCTGGGCTTCGAGCTGCTGATGTCGTTGGGCTCCCCTTCCCCAGATCCAGCCGATGATCTGACTGGCAAGGGCGAGCCCAGCAACGACAGCAGCGGCGACATTAGGATCCATCACGCGCAGCGGCGGCGTTACTTTTCCAGGCGTCCACCACAACATCGACGAGGATTCCAATAAGCTGGGCCTCCTGCGACTCTGAAAGCAGGGGAATATCCACCACTCTAGCGTTCAGTTGGTCAATCACCCACTGACGCTTCTGGGGCCCCGTCGACCCCTTCCCCGGCAGCTTCGGGAATAGGATCTGTGCCGCCGCTACTAGGCTCTGGATCTTCCGAAACAGGCCCTTTGTCTTCAGATTCTGTAACCACTTCGATCCCATCTGGGCTCTCCTCGTCGTCTGTGTCTGTACTAGAGCATACCAGACCGCCAGCGATGAACCCCGCCGCCACAAGTGCGATAGATTTTAGCGTCCCCTTCATTGCGTCACCTCCAAAAATAGCCACGATACCACCACGATCCCAAGCAGGATCACGGTAGCAGCGGCTAGAAGGTCATACCATCGCGGTGTCACTCGTGTCTATCCTCGTGTATCGCTCGCCGTCCCACGTCAGAACCTCGCCCACTCGGGGCCACCACGGCGGGCCCAAGCTCAAATGAATCCAGCCCGGCACCGGCAGACCATCGGGGCCCTTCGACCAGCCTTCGAGGATACATTGCCCGTAGGTTTCCCGGATTGGGCTCTCCCGCCAGATCCACTCCCAGACTTCCCTAAGATCATCGCCGGCTACAAAATCGGCGGCCTGTCCTTTTGGGTGTTGGCTCCGCTTGGTATTTGAGCCGATAGCCGTGTTCAGAGCTGGACAACGATACCCGCTGGTCACTGTCACGACACCCCACCGATCCCGCACAGCTTGCAGCATGCCCGCCGTGGCCCGCAAGGCGTCGATAATGTCTGGCGGTGGGTTTCGATTCTCTTCTAAAAACTTGCGGTGGCTGGTGCGCGTCAGCTCGGCCAGCGTGAAATTAGGCGCCAGCCTCATGGGGCGGTCAGAGTGAAGGTCATTACTTCACCAGCACTTGCAAGCCGTAGACAATGGCGGGCGCGTCCATGTCGTCGTCCGACGGTGTCGCTATGTTGTCGCGATCTCTACCCAGAAAAAACATGGTCGGCTGGTCGGTCCAGCCCGTGAGAGTCAGGTCCAAGGTGTCGATCCGGTAGCTGTTTTTAGAGGCCGGCTCTTGCAGTGCGGCGCTCTCCACGCGGACATCGAGCGTTCCCTGTGTCGTGGTGCCAATGATGTAATTACCGCCAACATCGCCGGGTTGTACGGCGTGGAAAATCCAAACCATGGTATCGGTGGCGGCCGACCGGTCGCGCTGCCCCCACATGATTCGGAGGCGCGCCGTGGTGTTCCGCCCCTCAGGCAGCCAAACGAAACCGGAAAAATCACCGGATACGATCCAGTCGCGGATGTCGCCGTCGTCGCCGCCAAATGACCAATACTTGGTATTTTCGTTCATCCCGGTGGCGTCGGAATTGAAGCCGACTAAAACGTTTTCGGTCCCCGCCCCATTTGCCGCCGGTGTGCGCCAGTCGCGGATATGCAGCAATCGCCAGCCGTCGGCGTATTCCGCCGCTGTGATGCCGCCGGCCAGAATAGTCTCACGGGATACGCCGTCGCTAAATTGTCGCATGGGCTACCTCTGCTGTGTTGTGTTTGTGGCTACCCATTGAAGGGTTCCAGGCTGACCTCAACCACGGTTGAGCCGGTGGCAGATGCAAGGTATACGCTGGTGAGCTGGGAGCGCGAAGACGCGCGGCCCCTCCACTGCATTTCCACCCAGGTGTCTGCGGGGATCGTCCCGTAATCGCTGCCGATCGCGCCGGCGTCGGTGCCCGTTACGGCCAGCTTGCCGGCATTTGTTACGAATCGAACCGATACCGTAGACGCCGCATCGGGCAGATTTACCTCGGTAAGGACATTAGAGGATCCCAACGTGATCCGCTTGAGGTGCGGCAAAATCACGCCGCTAAGATCGGTAGCCATGGGGGAACCTCCTGTGGTGTCACCATTATATATCGCGCGCAGGGTCGTCTACGACGAGCAAGGTAATAGAAATTGTCTCTTCAGTGGCCCACCGGATGGATTGAACGAGCGCCACACGAGCAGAGATAGACAGATCCGTGTCGGTCAGCTCGACCACATCGCCCAGCCCCAGCCACGCGAACGACTTGGGCAGGGTGTAGGTAATCGAGCGGTGCAAGAAGCCCTCGGCCCTGATCTTCCACAACAGGATCGCGCGGGCGGTGTCGTCGTCATAGACGATATTACTGGAGATGGTGGCCGCCGCAGAACCAAAGCGCGAGTAGCTGACCTCAGCGTAGTAGCTGCCCATTTCGGTGACGATCGCCGCGTTGGGTTTTGCCTTCAGCGTGACGAAACGTTGATAGCTCTGGGTGTTGCCATCTGGCGCGAAGTCGATCCGAAACTCGTTGCGCACATCGCTGGGCTCTACCTCATAGGCCACTGGGCCATCCCGCACAGCGATCCCCGAGTCAGCATCGATTATCTCGATTGCATCAGATGCGACGGCGTCAAACTTCCAGACCACCGGGTAGATCCCACCGGGCCCCGAGACTACCGACGCCGGGATCAGCGGTAGCAGGTTGACCTCGATCCATTGCCACGGGCTAACGGCCATATTGATATAGCCCGAGAATTTGTATGTGTTGAGCGCCGGCCGAGCGATGGCAATTCGCCCAGCGTCGAGCCGTAACGATGATCGCTGTAGGAAGTACTCCAGCAAATCACCGGCGCCTAATACCGCACCATTGGGGCCAGACACCCCGCCCGCGTCCCAAGTGCAGAAAAACTCATCAGACCCGCGCGCAATGGTAGACGCGCTAGACACATCCACCGTTGACACAGCGTTACCCAAATTGTCCTTGGTGTTTGCTACATCAAACGCCTCGGAGACTGTAGACGACGACCAGATCCTAACCCGCGTTTCGACGACATCATGGCCCGCTATCACCAGCGTATCGGCGTTGTCGCCCGTTCGATCGACGACAACACACATGGAGCCGGGGACAGAAACGGTGGCGCCAGCTTCGTCTAAGTAGGTTCCAGGCGTACCAAAAACGATCGGATAATACAGGCCCACGTCATCAGTCTCGACGCCTGAAAGGCTCGATGTAGACGCCCTAGAGGCCGCCGAAGGGATCAGCGCCAGATCGTCAAAGGGGTTTTCCTCGACGCTAAAAGCGCACGGCTCGCCCTTAGCCCCGTATTCGGGTTGGGACAGCCGCCCGGTTAGCCACACCAGCCGATCGCTATAGCTGTCTCCGATTCGCCACAAGGCAACCTCGCCGGTGGCGGCCCCCAAATCATGGCCCGCCTCGATGAATGCGCCGATGTCGATCGGGAACACGATCCCGCGGAAGCTGACCGAACGCGCCGAGCTGGACGTGGTGAGTAGGTCGAATGCTTCGCTAATGTCGGGCATATCGCCCAACGAGCCCGCCAGCGTGTACGGGCGGCCGTCGTCGTCTTCTGGCATCTGATCGGCGGGGATAAATGCAGACGAAAACAGAAACGATCGAGAGGCGTAATCGACGCGCAATAGCCACACCATCGACGAGCCGACCAGCTCCGATCGGCTGTATCTAACCGGGCGCGCCACGGTCTATACCTCCTCTTGGATCGTTACCTTTGTGAGGCGTACCAGCTCGTCTACGCCCTCTGTGCCCATCACCGTATCTCGGCGCACCTTCGAGACTATGCGGCCGTAGACAAACTGATCGCGCCGGTTGTATACGCGATCGTCGTCGGCCTGTAGCGTCGACTTTACAATCTCCGGGAAATACACCACCGGCGTATCAGCCCCGTCGAGCTGTCGCAGGTAGCCCTCCATCTGTCGGATTGTGGCGCCCTTCGATCCAGACGGTAACGATCCGGCCGTCGTGGTCGTCTTGATGTAGTCCGGGTTGGGCGATGTGGCGCCATAGGCGAATTCATCCACCGGATCGGTCCAGCCAAACTCAACCACGCGGCGGTCCGGCCCAAGCACTCGGCTGTGGGTTGTCCAGTCGCGATCCTCGGTTAGCTCTGTGTTCGCCGTCGTCGTTATGCTTCGGCCCCAGGCGTAGCTATCTGCGAATAGAAACAATGGCCCAATAACGATAGCTCCTATTTCGTAGTAGCCCTCA